GGTAGATCGCCTACGGTGTCTTTCTTACCTAGGATCGTAATGGCGTTGGCATTTTTACCGTCTTCGCCTTTAGGACCGACAGCGCCTTGTTCACCTTTAGGACCTTGTGGGCCTACAAGTGAGGCTAAGAACTGCTGCTGTGACCCCGTGTTGCCATTATCCAACCAAACCTGATAAGCTGACTTACCTGCTGGACCTACTTGACCTACTGGATCCCACTTAGTCCCTTGCCATACCCACATCTGCTGCTGAACGATATAGGTATCACCGTTCTTGTTGCCTGTAGGTGGAAGCTGTGAGGTGTTATCGAATGAACCGAGGATTGTCAGACCAATACCGTCTTGGCCTTTCAGGCTCTTAAGCCACTCATCCATAGTGCCTTCGAAACCATCCTGCTGAGCAACCTCGTAAGCGGACAGTCCTTGAGGACCAACTACAGAACCAACGTCTTCCCACTTAACATCGCCACCTAAAGAGGTGCGAGTGAAGAAGTGACCGCCGATAATATAGGTATCGCCGTCGGCATAGTCATTAACATCGGGGAGTTGGCTTTCATCGTCTAGCTTACCTAGAACATTAAGACCAAGGCCGATATCACCTTTAGGTCCTCGCTCACCTTGGACCCCTTGCTCTCCCTGAACACCTTGAGGGCCTTGTTCACCCTGCGGGCCAACTGGGCCTTGTGGACCTATAGGACCCTGAGCACCAGTGTCACCTTTGGCACCATCTACCCCGTTTGTACCATCCTTACCCGCTGGGCCTTCTGGGCCTACAGGTCCGGTTTCTCCCTTAATGGTTGTGACATATAGGCCATCCGCCTTCGCCTCTAGCTTGTTACCAGCTTCGGCAGAAATCTTAGCTTCTTGTGGACGAACATACAGGCCGGAAGGTTTGATCTCTAAGGTATTGTCGATAGTTTTAGCTACCAGTACAACTAACCCTTGATCTGTAGCCTGAAGTGCGTTATAACTGTTGGCAGAATCAATAGGAACATCAATGGTTGACTTTGTTTTATCAACAGTGTCGGCTTTGATGGTGATGGTCTTGGATGGTGAAGTAATACGGGCGTGGGCCGGAGAGGCATAAATACCAGCATCTTGAGGACGGCCTGAACCTGCGGCTTCAGCATCAGTGATCTTGGAAAGAATGTTTCCATCTTTACCAGAAACCTTTGGATCTGATTGAGGAACAAACAACCCAGCATCAACACCAGTACCAATGGTTTGAATCTGGTTTCCTAACTTCTTGGAGGCTACAGCTGTTGCACGTAGAGGCCTCTCTTGGGTCCCGTTACCAATCAGCGTTACTGAAGAGGTATCTGCGGTAACAATACCTGTGAACAGGCCACCGGATGAATCTTGAAGGGGTGTGTTGCTCAATATGGTTACATCGGCAACGACGACCTTATCCTTGTATTCTTCTGACATGTCATCTCCTAGTGATGAAACGGGGCCGAAGCCCCTAGTGATTATAACGCTGCTTTAAACTCAGTCATCATGGACTCGAAAGTACCGCCCTTGTTAAGAGAGACACCCTTACTCGTCGCAAACTTCTCTAAAGCTGCTTTAGACCCGCGCTTATCTGAATCCTTGTACAGAGCTTCAGCCTCCGCAATGATCTCTGCAAGATCTTCACGTACTTCCTTCTCAACTACTTCAGGTTTCACATCTTCCTTAACTTCAACAGTCTCTTGCACTACAGGCGGATGATCTGTTATGATGTCCAAGGTGATTGAGTCAGAGATCTTAATTGGCTCAACAACCACAGGGGCTGGGGCGCGTGGCTTTTCTTTGAAGAAGACCACAAAATGGAAACCAGCCATACGTGATGCACGGATGTCAATACCCAAGTCCGCATAATCTTCCATATCGGTTAAGAACTCTTGGAAGTTGCGGCGCGGGCAAGGCTTACCATCATAGATGTAGAAATAGAAAGGTAAACGAGATGATGCACTGACGTCCAGTAATGGAAGGTACTGACCAAAGTATTTCAGCATGTACATTTCATTTGGGAACATCTCATAATGTGTTGTTGACATATCTAATATCTCCTCGGGTTAAAATTAATATAGGCTACTTACCTATGGTACACTAAATTCATACAAATGTACATAAGTCAAGACCCTGCATAAAGAAAAAGGGGAGCAGCATAAGCCACTCCCCTTGAGTATCAATCAATGATAATTAGAAAGTACCAGTTGACTCTACAACCAACTCAGGACGGTTGTTCACCGCAATGAAGGAGGTTTCGGATTCAATCTTCTGCATACGCAGGAAGCTTGATTCTTTGTAGAAGACGTACATTTCTTCTGCGGTCTGGTTCGCATGTTCCAAAGTATCCGCCGGAGCGTAATGAGTTGTGAACATGTCCTCGATGCCCTTAGGCATGATGTAGGCTTTACCGTCTGGGATGTTACCAGAGATATCTTCGATGAACGTAATGTTCTTGTGAACGAAGATACGGTTGTTGTTGTCGCCGCCCAGACGATTACGCAGAGTCTCCTGAGTGGAGCTGTAATACTGGTATGCGTTGACAACCAGTGGATGCTGGATCAGAGCAGAGAACCACTTACGAGATGCCAACACGATGATCTGGTAGCCAGATGCGTTGTTGTTAGCATTGTCGATGATCCATGCACGGGCTTCAGCTTCGATTACTTCAGTTGGGTCCAAAGTAACTGCGGTGAAGTCGATGTCACAGGTCTGCTTATCAACACCCCACACGTCGTAGTAGTCGTACTGGCAACGTGGATCTTCTGGAGAGTAAGAGTTACCCATCACAGCTTCAAACAACGCTTTCTCTTTCAGCTTGATGTGACCACGACGGATACGGGCCAAGATACGTTCTACATGAGACTGAACAGTCTTCGGCGCGTTCTCAGAGAAGTAAGCGCGGAAGTTCTGAATATCAGCTGCTGTGTAGGTCTTATCCAGAGGGAAGAACGGAACGTTGAAGTTGAACAGCTGAGCTTTCTCGGAGCTCGCGTAGTTACGTTCACCGCTACGCTGACGAGCCTTGATGGTGTCAGTAGATTCGGTTACACGCTCAACTTCGGCCTTGGTGGTATTACCGAACTTATCTTCGAAAAGATTCATACCCGTAATCAGAAGATCCTGACGAGGGATAATCTCCATTAAGCCAGTAAAGTCAAGAATTTGAAAATCACCAGAATGACGCATTTAATATCTCCTAAAATTAGTTAATGAAGGCTTATTCGACTTTACCGAAAGTGCCAGTCCAGTGCTTGGTTACTTTGATGCTGCGGTCTTCGAGAGCTTTAACAGCTGTATCGTTGATCGGCTTACCATCAGCAAATTGCAAGCAGTAGAAGTTAGCAGTAGCGTCACGTACAACAACTACGAATGGGTAAGTAGTACCAACAACGTTGGTGCCTTCAGGTACGCCATTCAACAGGTTAACGTCAGCCAAGATGCCGTATGCGTCAGCTGCATCAGCTTCAGCCAGTGGAGTACCATCAGCCTTAACCAACATGCCCGCCGTCATGCCTTCAACGAAAGGAATAAGCATCTCTTTCTTCTGGTAGCCTAAGTCGGCGTTTACGCCAAGGCCCAGAATGATGTCGCTCATAAAACGAAACAGTTCGCGCTTTTCAGTTGCCATTATACAAAATCCTCTATTAGATGAATGGGGTATTATTTGCCAGCGTTAGCTTTAGCAATACGGGCTTGGATGATTTCGTCCAGACGGGCTTGATCACCTTCAGCATCTTCGGCACCCTTAACGACTACCTTGCCGTCTTGACCGATTTCCGCACCATACTCTTCCTTGAACTTATCGAACTCGGCGGTTTTGGCAACCAGCTGTTCATTCAAAGCGGTGATGCTCTTCTGGGCTTTCTCTAACAGAGAAGCAACCAATGGGTTTTCAGCTTTCAACAGGAAAGTTGCTACGCCAGTGCGATCCGCTTCATCAACGAAGGACAGTTCGGCAGTTTTAGCGATTAGAGATTGGAGTTGAACGTCTTCAGCTGCTTTCTTCAGTGCTGCGGCTTCTGCCTTGGCAGTGTCAGCTTCTTGACGAAGGTGTACAGTTTCAGCTTCGATTTGAGATTTCAGTAAAGCCTGAAACTCATCGGATTTAAGAATTGAACTCAGATCCACAGGTGTCTCCTTATTGGATTTTACGACAGTATCTTCAGAAGAACTAGCCCCTGAATCGGTGATTACAGTTACAGGATCCAGAGTGATCACAGTGGTCTTCTCCACTTCGACTTCTGGCTTAGTTCCTGCTTCTGCTTCTTTAAAGACGATGTTGTTCTTAGCAACCCCATCTTCGAATTCGACTTGAGCTTTCAGGACAGCCCATTGTTCAAGTGCATCCAACTCTTCGCCGGAGTGCGCCTTCTTAAGAACCGTGATAGACTCTAAACGTTCATCAAGTTCTTCTTGTACTCGCTTGTTATAGTCCTGAAGCCACTCATCCGTAGGATTCTCTTCAGCTTCATACTCTAACTGCGTCTGGAAGCCCATCATCTTAGCTAACAGAGCTGCGTCGTCACCGTAAATGTAGAAGAAGCGGCGGAGGAATTCCTCCATGCTGATCTCTACAGAGACTTGACGAAGACCTTTAACGATCTCGGTTGTCATCTCTTTAGACTCAACGTTCGACTTCATAAGTAAAGATACTGCACGTTTGTTGGCGCTGTAACCTTGCTCAACATGACACAGTGCAATACCCTTAGACATTACGTTACGACCTTTTGTGACTTTAATCGCCATTAGGGTCCTCACTCTCTTCTTGAATGTCAAAATTAAGTTTGCTAATCTCACCAGTCTCTTCATTGGTTAGCCCCATGCACTGAAGTGATAAGCCGCCAAGTTCACCTGACTTCTTAGCCTCCCAGATCTCTAGGTCATTGTATTTGACCTTAGCTACCCATGTGCCAGCTTTGATTACCTGACCTGTCTGCTGAACTACAACGTCGAACTCTGGTTGAATCCAGTGGTCAACTAAAGTCCAGCGTGATGTTTCGACTAGGTGGAAAAGGTTTTCAATGACTGCACCCGAGAGTTGAGCTTTCTTATAGTTGGCTTGAGCCTCTACAAGTGTCTCTTTACTCATCCAGTTGCCGTGGGTGTCAATGACATCTGGCTCATAAATGACTTCATAAGAAATCATCTCTTCCAGACCGCCATCGTTAATTGTGAGTGGTGTGACTTGCAAAACAGATTTGGAAACTTGGTCCAGAGCAGACTGGGGGTCTGCTCCTTTCTCAATAAGCTGATTAGCAGCTTTCATTATCCGACTCTTCTGAATGAGAGTGAGATTGGATAATGTGGAGGGGAGGTTCTTAATACTATCGAAATGCATATCATGCTCCCGTGATAGTTATTTTAGCACTGTTCAAATCCTTTTGCAAGGGCTTTCAGGTACTTGAGTTAGTTGTCCAAATTAGATGTGGAGTTATCTCTAGCAGAGCTGTTCTTGCCAGTACCGTTACCCGAGGTGCCCTGCTTCATTCCATCACCAGAGCGGCTTGTATCCTCACCGAGGATTTTAAGTAAATCTTCCAGAGACATATCGTCATCTACACGGTATCCATCGAAACCACCAACTTCAAGGATCTTATTAATTACCTGTGGGACTTTAGGTAAATAACCGACGGCACCAATACGCTGTACGAATTTAGAGAATTCTTCCATATCTACTTCAGAGATTAAGCCAGATTTAATACGTGGCATATCTGATTGAGGTAGTCGGATGTCATTCATTGCCAATAGTTGAGGAATTAAGTTCTCATTGATACACTCAACAATGATCTCAATATCTCGCTGGACGAAGTGGCTGTGGATCGTCTGTTTTGACTCAGATAGGTTGTAGGAACCGCCTTTGTCATTACCTACGTTCATAAAGCCAGCGCCGAAGCGGTCCAAGATAGACTTCTTACGTTCACTGATTAGGGCTGAAGTGCTATACTGCTTACCGGAACCTTCGATACCTTTAAGTGTCATGGAGAATGCTGGGGCGTTTTCCTTCATATCTGAC